AATCGATTATAGGTTCAGTTAAGTTTCTTCCTGAATGGAACATCGATGACCTCGATGAGAATTCAGTAATAATTTGTCGCAATAACGCTCCATTATTCTCAATGGCGATTAATATTCTAAAAGATGGGAAAGCGCCTGAATTAAAAAACAATGACATTTCAGCAAATATGAAAAAAATCCTGAAATCATTCGGGGAAATGTCGATTATTGCTGAAGAAGTGCATAGGTGTATTACTGGTTGGCGTGATAAGGAATTGAAAAAAGCACGAAAGTCTGGTAAAGCAAGAATACTAGATCAGGCTGACTGTCTCCACATCTTCGCCGACGAGGGCGCAACCCTGGGCGAAGCAATTGCATACCTAGAGAACATCACAGCTGCTAAGGGCAACATTAAGTTATTAACTGGCCATGGTTCTAAAGGGCTGGAATTCGAGCGGGTATTCTATCTTGACCAACACTTACTCGATTTCCAGTCCCCTCAGGAAAAAAACCTAAACTACGTAATTAAAACTCGTGCACAAAAAGAATTGTTTTTTGTTAAGTCGGTTGAGTATATACGGAAAGGTCAGCCTAGTATGGGTAGGGAATAGGGTTCCCCATACGGCCCCGTACCAGTCTAAAATAAACCTTGACCTTTTCACCAATTTATGCCATATTACATAACCATTATTCGATGGAATTTCACAAATCAGGACAAAAATCAATGAATGATACAGCACAACCTACTCCAACGCGTGACATTACAATCCAAAAAAATATCTACACAATTCCACAGCCATATTGCGAAGGCCACGTTCTTACGGCAGTTGAAGCAAAACAACTCAACCAAACCTGGTCTGAAGGTGTTCGTAATAATATGGCCCCAAAAATCAAGGCCGCTATCGAAGCAGCTGAAGCCGGTGATGCTGACGACATGAAGAAAGTCAAGGCCGAAGTCAAAACCTATGCAAATCAGTATGTCTTTACTCTTGCAGGTACTGGCCGAACCAAAATGGACCCATTGGAAAAAGAGGCTCGTCGTATTGCACGTATCAATATCGTCGCCTACATGGAGTCTAAAGGCCGGAAAGTTGCTGACCTCGACAAAGATAAACTGGCAAACGAAATCATTCGCATTGCTGAAAACCCAAAAATCCGTAAGCAAGCAAAAGCACGTATTGCAGAACAGTTTGCTCTGGCTGAAGATGAACTCGGCGATATCTCCCTCTAAATCCTTCGCGCAGGGCATTCTCCCAATGTCCCAGGTGCCAGCCGGTGGGTCTGGTGCGCAATAACCCACCACTTTTATTTAATGGAGGAACTAATGATAGAAACAATTACTTTTATTCTTCGCGGAGCATCCTTTCGCGGAAAAAGCCAACCAGGAACAAACGCCCGACTAAGGAATATGAAGCCGGGCGACAAGTTCCAGTTAGTTGCTGAGCCAGAAAATATTCACGACTCGAATGCTATTATGGTTATGGATGGTGACTGGCATATGGGGTATATAGCTAAGGAAATTGCTGTGGATTTAATTTTTAGCCAAATCGTTGATGCAGAAGCAGTCTACGTCGATGGGGAAAAGCCAATAAACCCTTTCCTAAGTTTACAGTACAGCGATGAACCTATTTGAACTACTCCATGACGCACTAAACAGCGCCGATGGAATTGCTGTAACCCACCCAAACGTTTCTGTACTTCGTAGAAAACTCTATCGAGTACGGAAACACTACGCACCTGAATTCAATCAATTGTCTTTTTCCACTGACCCTAGTAACCCCAATATCTTATTCATATTAAAAAAGGACCAATCATGATTGGAGACACACTGCAAAAGCATACACTCAACCTCTATAAGGGCGACTTTGAGCGTATGTCAGAACTATATCCCAGATGCGGTGCTTCAGTAGCAATTCGAGAAATCATACATAAATTTATTGGTGATATTAATAAAAAGCAAAACGCTAATGTACCGGTTACACTCTCAACCGAAATCACCGTACAAATAACTGAGGATACACAATGAGCACCATGGCAGAAATCTTTAGGCGCGATCCACTAAAACTAACAAAGGATGATATCCTTTCGGTTATACTGGAATTCCGTAGTATGCGCCATCAGTTCAAAGCCGGTAATCTTAAAGCCGGACAGACCAAACCAAAAACAGCTGCACAAAAGAAAAAAGAAGAAGATATTAAAGCAGTTGGAAAACTTGACCTAAACCTGGATGATTTACTATGACCAAAGTACTCGATCCGCGAGAAACAAACACATCTTTCAAAAACGGTGTTCAATTCGCCTGGGATGCAACTTCTCTAACTTCAGTCCAGACCTGCTTGCGATACTATTATTATAAAAATATCTGTGGTTGGCAGCCGGTTACTAAATCGGTCCATTTATTGTTCGGCGGTTGGTATGCAACTGCCTTAGAACACTATCACAAACACCGAGCAAGTAATCTCGATCATGATGAGGCGCAGTACCTAACCGTCAAAGAAGCCCTTGAAAGTACCTGGATAAGAACACCCGCAACAGAAACAACTCCCGAAATATCCCGGCCCTGGATGCCGGTTGATACAGTCAAAACTAGGGAAAACCTAATCCGCACAATAATCTGGTATCTTGAAGAATTCAAAGACGAACACATGCCAGTAGTGATTTTACCCGATGGCAAACCCGCAGTAGAATATTCTTTCACTATAGAATTTGGAAAGGAAACAGTTTATTGCGGGCATATTGACCGGTTAGTGGAGTATGGCGGATACCAGTATATCATGGACCAAAAAACTACCCAAACAACTCCAGGTACTTATTACTTCAATAATTTCAAACCAGATACCCAGATGAGTGGTTACACCTATGCTGGGCAAATAATGTTTGGTCTACCAATCAAAGGAGTAATCATTGATGCTGCACAGATTGCTGTAGGTTTCTCCCGGTTTACTCGTGGGTTCACCGACCGCACAGAACCTCAGTTAGAAGAATGGAAATTGAATGCTGATTACTATATTAAACAGGCAATCAATGCCACTAAATTGAATTTCTTCCCAATGAATACCACCAGTTGTGGTAACTATGGCGGGTGCGAATTCAGAGAAGTTTGTGGTAAAAACCCGTCAGTAAGAACCCAATTCTTAAAAGCGAAATTCACTCAGCAATCGTCATGGTCCCCACTCGATAGGAGATAGAAATGCCGAAGTTAAGCATTAATGAAGAATTAATAGTACTCGAAATTTGTATGATTGTTTGTGCCAGCCGCAATGAGCCAATTAATAATTTATTTCTTCCCAGTCGTTGTAAAGCGGCAACATGTCAGACCCGACAAATTTGTATGTACTTATCGGTAGTTGAATTAAACCATTCATATACTGGGGTAGGAGAATTCTTCTACCGGGATCGAACTACAGTAGCTCATGCGTGTAAAGTAATTGAAGATAAACGAGACCACATTACATTCGACGAGGAATTATCTAAATATTCTAACCAAATACGAGTTCACATGGAGAAGATATTAAAATGAAAATTAGAATAGAGGGCGAAGTTGAAGTAGCTGATATTAAAATAATTGATTTCGCAAAAATATTAGTAACAGTCCTGGATGAACTTAATCTAGTTGGTGGCTGTAAAGTTCTACCCGGATTTACTGTTTCTAATGCTGAAGAAGCGACTGTAGGGTCTTTTTCTTACTTTATTAGTGCCACATTAGATAAAACCGACACACCAACTGCTTGCGTGGTAACAGATTGACCAGTCTTGCAAATCATACCAGTTCTGAATTCGTAAAATTCATGTTCTTGGGGGCTTCGGGCACCGGTAAAACTGGTGCACTAACCTCACTTGTAAAAGCGGGTTATGAACTTCGTATACTCGATATGGACAATGGCCTAGATGTACTCCGTGAATTCATAAATCATGAATGTCCCGAACGTATCGGTCAGGTGGACTATGAAACTATTCGGGACAAATATAAAGCTGGTAAAATGGGGCCAAGGATATTCGGTGGTCCACGTGCTTACGTAGCTGCAGCAGAACTCATGACCAAATGGTCCGATGGCACTGACCCAAGTGCGTGGGGAAGTAATACTGTATTCGTTATTGACAGCCTTACCCCCTTAGGCCGCGCTTGTTATGCCTGGGCAGATGGGATGAACCCGACTGCAAAAGATAAACGGCAAGTATATAAGGCCGCACAAAACTCCCTCGAAAATATCCTATCACTTCTAACCTCAGCAGACTTTAAAAGCAATGTAATAATAAATGCACATATTCGATTTACTGAATTACCCGACGGAACAACTAAAGGTTTCGCCAATTCAATTGGTGAGGCGTTGGGCCCAATCATCCCGACCTACTTCAACACCCTCGTTCTCGCGGAAAGCAAAGGTATTGGTAACAATATAACCCGCACTATACGTACCATCCCAACACCGAACATCGATCTTAAATCTCCAGCGCCGTTTAAACTCGATGCAACACTACCACTAGGTACTGGACTTGCTACACTTTTCAAACAACTAAAAAAGGATTAAATCAAAATGGATTTTTCTACAGCACTTGATACTGAAATTGGTTCAGTTGAAAAACCGCCACTGGTTCCACGAGGAACGTACATCGCCCAGGTTTCCCGTCTCCCAAAAAATGAAACAGTTGGGGCAAACAAAAATTGGGATAAACTTGTATTCCCGTTGAAGTTAATCGCTCCAACTGATGATGTAGATATCGACGATCTACAGGCCTTTGGTGACATCGGTAACGCCTACGTCGAGCACGTTTTTATGTTCAATAAAGAAGATGAGGCGGCCTTCAAAAAAGGGCTTTACTACGCACAGATGTTCCTAGAGCAAACTCTCGAAATCACCGGGGTAACTTTCCGTGAGGGACTGGCTCAAAGTATCGGGCGGGAATTGCTCGTAACTATTGATTGGGACCCAAACGAAAAAAATCCCGATGATCCATATGTACGTGTGAAATCAGTCGCACCGGTAAATTAAACCACCAATCAGGCGGGGGCTTAGGCTCCCGTCAAAGGAGTATATATATGACCTCTGGCAATTTTGCTACAGTTTTAATAAAAGAACTATTTGTAAACCGAGAAACAAGACAACGTAAAGTGCTAGAGAAGATAGATGAATTGGCTGAGTCGATTAATTTAACCGGACTAATCCACCCGATTGTGGTAACTCGTGAGGGACGAGTAGTTGCGGGTGAGCGTCGCTGGGAAGCCTGTAAGTTACTTGGTTGGACAGCTATTCCGGTTCAATATACTGATCAATTGACCGAAGAAGAATTACAACTAATTGAACTCGAAGAAAACCTAAAACGGTTAGACATTTGCTGGCAGGATGAAGTTTTGGCAATCAGTAAGTATCATGAAATCAAATCATCGAGTGCCACCGATTGGGATATGGGAGATACAGCTTCTACATTAGGTATAGGTAGAAAAAGTATTGGTGATAAACTACTCGTAGCTTCGGAACTACTAAAGAATAATAAAACTGTAACCGAAGCCAAGATGTATTCAGTCGCACAAGGATTAACAGTACGATTAAATAAACGCAAAAAGGATAGTGAATTGGAAACTATTCAGGGGGATTTATTTTCTAAACCAGAAGTACCAACAATTGCCGCAACGATTTCTGTACCAAGCAGTATAAGTAAAGAAGAAAACTGGGATGCTACTCCAGTAATCCCGTTAAAAAATGTAGACTTCCTTGATTGGATTAAAACCTATTCAGGGGTTAAGTTTAATTTTCTCCACTGCGACTTTCCTTATGGAATTAATATCGACGGAACCACCCAAGGAAATGCGGTACAGTCCCAACAGGGATATGAAGATACTGAAAATACTTACTGGAATTTAATTCACGGTCTCGATTATTTAAACACTCGTGGACATATAGCCAAATCTGCGCACATGATTTTTTGGTTCAGTATGAAATACTACGAGGACACAAAAAATATTCTCGAAAGTATGGGTTGGACAGTTCTATACACTCCCCTAATATGGCATAAATCTGACAATACTGGAATTATCCCAGATGTAAATCGTGGTCCTAGGCAAACGTATGAAACAGCCTTTTTCTGTTCACGTGGTGATCGGCAGATTGTTCGGGCGAAAGCTAATTCTTTTTCCAGTCCTACTACAAAATTAATCCACATGTCAGAAAAACCTAAACCAGTATTAACCCACTTCTTCAATATGCTCATTGACGAAACTACAGTCATGCTCGATCCGACTTGTGGTTCTGCCACGGCAGTAGTAGTAGCGCGACAACTAAAAGCAAAATCTGTACTAGGTTTGGAAATAAATACTGAATTATGTATACGGGCGGTAGATAATTTTTATACTGGGATAGAATAATGTGCTTTGAAACTACTGAATTTCTGTGGGAAAGTATTTTTTATTATCGAGTAAATTGGTGGAATAAATGTGGGGCACATACGATGACGTTTGTAGATGGGATAGCCAGACAGGCTTTTATACAGTTATTAGCCAATGAAAAATAATATTTTATTGCTAGCTGGTCAATTCAACAACGATAAACGAACTGGAACCTGGGGGCCGTTTAACGGTTCAGCCGGATACCTTCTTAAAAACCTTTTATCTAATGTTGGTGTCCGTATGGATGAATGTGCTGTAGAAACGGTATTTCCTTTTCAAGTTAAGCCTACGCTTAGTGTGGTTAAGCATATGACTGGTAAGCGCCAATGGGCTATAGATGGATTACCCCCATTAACACGGGGGAAGTATATCCGGGGTGAATTCACGCCACACTTGGACCGCCTATATAAATCCATAGAACAAATCGAACCAAATGTAATCTTAGCCGTGGGTGACGTTGCTACATGGGCAGCACTTGGAACCAGTAAAATTGCTTCCTGTCGTGGAGTAACCAACGAAAGTTTATTCGGTTGTAAAACAATCGCCACACACTCGATGCTTGCAGTAATGCGCGATTGGACACTACGCCCAACAGTCTTAGCAGACATACATAAACTACATGCACAAAGCCTATTCAAGGAGTTTAAAAAACCGGTTAGAGAATTATGGATTAATCCCTCACTCCGTGACATGGAAGATTTCTTCATTCAGTTCATCCTTCCAAGTACTGAATTATCCATCGATATAGAAACCGCTGGTGAACAGATAACCTGCGTAGGATTTGCACCTTCGATTGACCGGGCACTGGTTGTTCCTTTTTGGTCGCACGGTGGGGTGAAACATAACTACTGGCCGGTTATAACCGACGAGATTAAAGCCTGGCGATTTGTAAAACAAGTCTGCGAAGAAACGCACTTAATGGATCGAGCGCGGTTAGCTTTAGATAAATCCCCCAGGCATAAGCGAAAAATCATAGGTCAGAATTTCCTATATGACGTCAAGTTCTTGTGGGAAAAGTACGGCATCACAACTCCAGGTATGGCTAACGATACCATGCTCTTGTCCCACGCACAGCAACCAGAAATGAAAAAGGGATTGGGTTATCTTGCATCAGTACATACAGATGAAAGTAGCTGGAAATTCATGAGAACAAAATCAACCAGAAAGAAAGAGGATTAAACTATGACAAAACTTAATGATGAGTTAGGCTACTTAGTAAAAAGCTGCAAGAACGTTAGAAGCAGGTTAACTAGCTGCATAAATCAGGCAGAAAAGTTAGGCGAAGAAATTTTACAACTAACAGCTCATATGGGGCACCTAGAAACAACGCTAGAAAAAATAACCAATATTTCAGCTGAAGAAGAAAAACAGAAAGAAGGGATTAAAGAATGATTTACTTAGCCTCGCCTTATTCAGGCACACCAGAAAAAATGCAAGAACGATTTGAAGCTACTGAACTATTCTTGTCTCAAGAAATTGCACGTCGGTATGCAGCCGAGCGTTACTTCCCTGGGGCACTTGATTTGTCCATAGTTTCCCCAATAATCCACATGCACAGTCTTGCGGAGAAGTATAAACTCCCTACCACTACCGATTTCTGGTGGGAGTATAATAAAGGATTGCTCGATGTAGCCGGTTCTCTACTGGTATTGAAGCTGTCTAATTGGGATCAGTCAAAAGGCGTCCAACGTGAAATCGGTTATGCAACCGGCTTAGGTCTGGAGATCAATTATGCGGAGCAATAATATTGAGGTAGTAATTACTGTTATTGACGGCACCAAAGAGGTTGTCGCTACCGACCACAATACTGGAATAGTAATTACAATAAACAATTGTACCCGCGATGATTTTCAAACCAAACGAATTCTACTCCGAGTTCTCGATGTGCTTAAAGGTAGTTTAATAAACTGGAACTAAAATGGTAACAATAATAAACACGGCAGACATAGAACGAATGTCCAATCTATCACCTGACGAAACTGATTGGGTGTACAACGGACTAGACTGCTGTGTTACACTAGAAATCTTACATGTCTTACTGGAAAATTTGGATGAAGTAAGTAGAAATACTTATAATTTTTCTCTTGACCTGCAAGCACCGGTTTTAGAAATGCAGTTACGCGGAACTTTAATTGATGAAACTAAATGGAAAGAACTCCTGCAAGAGAATAAGAAGAAGATAAAATTTCTTGCGGGAAATTTGACTAGGATATTTGAAGAAGGTCTAGGCTGTAAAATTAATTGGCGCAGTCCAAAGCAATTATGCTCGTTATTCTATGATGTGCTGGGGTTTCCGGTTATTAAAAATAGGAGTAAGACTACAGGTAAGTATGCCCCAACCACAGATAGAGAAGCCCTAGAAAAACTATCGCAGCATTTTTACGGGGAACTAATCTGTAACCATTTATTATATGTGCGTGATTACGATAAGCAGCGTTCGTTTTTAGAAACCCCATTAGACAAAGATAAACGGTTTCGTTCTTCTTACAATATCGCAGGTACAAATACCGGTAGGTTTTCCTCGTCCGAAAGCCAGTATGAAACTGGAAGTAATGCGCAGAATATAGCCGAGAAATTACGTATAGCTTTTCGAAGTTCTCCTAAGCACGTTTTAGTTAACCTCGACTTAGCCCAGGCGGATGCACGAAATGTGGGTGCAATTTGCTGGGAATTATTATATGAAACTCGTGGGGCCGACTATGCCGGAGCGTATCTTGACGCTTGTGAATCTGGTGATCTACACACTAAAGTTTGTAAACTTGCTTGGCAAGATTTGGATTGGATTATTGGCGGTAATAATCCTAGTGCAGATAGAAAAATTGCTGACCAAATATTTTATCGCGAAAACACTTATCGGGACATGGCGAAGAAACTGGGTCACGGTACGAATTATTTAGGCACTCCAGGCATAATGGCGATGCACACAAAAATGCCTATAGGAATTATTCGAGATTTTCAAAACAGATACTTTGAGGGTTTTCCGTGCGTTAAGGACTGGCATAGTGCAGTAGATGAAAGCATACGACTTACCCACTATCTGCAAACAACTAATTTTAATCGACGTAGATTTTTCTTCGGTAGACCAACTGAACCTTCAACCATCCGTGCAGCAGTAGCATATGAACCGCAAAGTATGACTGGTGATGAAATCAATACGGGCATCCTGCAATTATGGGCAGCAGATCGTGTAAAAATCCTAGCCCAGGTACATGATAACGTTTTGTTTGAATGCTTAGAGACTGAAGTAGATGAGATAGTTCCTTGGGCACTTGAGATAATGCAAGTACCAATAGAACTAAAAGGCGGTAGGCTATTTACAGTTCCCTTAGATGCGAAGGTAGGTTATAATTGGGGGGATACTAAGTATAATCTTGATGGATCAATTAAGGCAAATCCAGATGGACTACAAAGCTGGAAGGGAAAGCACACTAGAACTGCCCCACAGTATACTATATATAAAAAACAAAACCTATCCTTACTGGACTATATATGACTGAACGGCTTAACGAAGATTTCATTGAGGCGTTTGAAGAATACTGTGACACAATAGCTTCACCTAAAATATTTCAAAAGTGGGCAGCGATTTGTGCTATTGCTGGTGTACTAGAAAGGAAAGTTTGGATTGAAACAGTTATCGCCCCCTTGTATCCGAACATGTATTGTATTATTACCGCACACCCTGGAGTTGGTAAAACAATTCTGGTATCACGACTGCGTGAATTGT